CAGAGAAATCTAATAATCCTTTTGCTTATTTTACAAAAATAATTTACTATGCGTTTATTAGAAGAATACAAAAAGAAAAGAAACAAACTCATATCAAACACAGAATTATTGAAAAGGAAGAGTATAGAACATATGATACACTTCCTGGCGATACAAACTCTTATAATATACAGGGATTCGACCCTATGATAATGCTACCAGATACACCTGTTTACAAAACAAAAGTAAAACATAAAGAAGATTATCCTCAAGGATTAGATAAGTTTATGAAAGATGATAAAGAATGAAAGTAGCGATTATAACTGATACACACTTTGGCGCTAGAAATGATAATGAAAATTTTAATGATTATTTCTATCAGTTTTACGAAGGTGTATTTTTTCCTTATCTACAACAGAATAATATTACAACGGTTTTACATTTGGGTGACCTTATGGATAGGCGTAAGTATGTTTCATTTAAAACTGCAAAAGATTTTAGAGAAAGATTTATATTACCTTTAAAACATTTGAAAATTGATTTTCATTGTTTAGTTGGTAATCATGACATCTATTATAAAAATACAAATGATGTAAATTCATTACACGAACTGATTGGACAAAACACTTCAAAATTTCATATGTACTCTGAACCTACCGATGTTAATATTGGTGGATTAGATATTTTATTTTTGCCATGGATTAATCCACAAAACTATGTTTACTCTATGGGTATGATAGAAGAAACAAAAGCAAAAATATGTATGGGTCATTTAGAGATTAAAGGTTTTCAAATGCACAAAGGACAAGTAAGTGATACTGGTTATGATAAATCAATCTTTCAAAAGTTTCATACAGTATTCTCTGGTCACTTCCACCACAAATCAGATGATGGGCAAATTTATTACTTAGGTAATCCATACGAGATTTATTGGAATGATTGGAAAGATAAAAAAGGTTTTCATATATTTGATACAGAAACACTAGAACTAGAAAGAATTGTAAACCCATTTACATTACACGAAAAAATTTATTACGATGATACGCAAGAAGATTACGACAAACATGATGTATCAAAGTATTCTAAAAAATATGTAAAAGTAATAGTAGTAAACAAAAAGGACTTGTACAAGTTTGATATGTTTATGGATAGATTGTTAAAAGCAAATGCACATGAAGTTAAAATCGTAGAAGACTTTTCAGATGCAAGCGCTGATAATGTATCAGATGATATTGTTCAACATGCTGAAGATACAACACAATTACTAGACAAATATATCGATGAGTTAGACATTGATTTGAATAAAGATAGATTAAAATCTATCATGCGAGGATTATATAATGAAGCTCAAGACTTGGAACTCTAAGTATAAGGTAATATATGCAGACCCACCTTGGCACTTTCGTTCATACTCTAAGAAAGGTGAGGGACGTAACGCTACACAGCATTATGATTGCATGTCTATTTCTGATATTTGTAAGTTACCTGTTGGGGATTTGTCTGATGACAATTGTACTTTACTTATGTGGGCAGTTGACCCTATGTTACCAGAAGCTTTGGAAGTTATTAAAGCGTGGGGATTCAAATACAAAACAGTAGGTTTTACTTGGGCGAAACAAAATAAAAATAATTTAGGTATGTTTACAGGATTAGGTTATTGGACAAGAGCAAACCCCGAAATGTGTTTACTTGCAACAAAAGGTAAACCAAAAAGAATTTCAAAATCAGTTAAACAATTAGTAATCGATAAAAGACAAGAACATAGTAGAAAACCTGATATGATATATGATCGAATTGAACAATTACTAGACGGGCCATATGTTGAACTCTTTGCAAGAAGAGAAAGAAAAGGTTGGGATAGTTGGGGTAATCAAATATGATGAAAGATAATGTAAAAGATTTTTTTAGATGGGTAAAGGGAACTGAACTAGTTGAACTAGATGACATCGATGTATCGGAAGACCCAGTTAGACCTGAACTTACTTTAGGATTTAGAATTACACATGGTAGAAAAATATTTGGTTTAAAGTATGGTGAAGAAATAGAAGCAATCATTTGTGTAGCATTTACACCTGAAGTACCATACACGGTAAGAGAAATGGATTATATGTCAAGAACAGGTAATGGTAACATTGCAGTTGCATATACAGTATGGTCTAGAAAAAGAGGTGCAGGCAAAGAGATTATTAAAAAACTTGGTGATTGGGCAAGGAAACATCATTGTGAAAGATTAGTAACTCTATCACCATTGACACCAATGGCAACACACTTTCATATTAGAAACGGAGCCAAACAAATTAAAGTAAGTGAGGACACACAAAATTTTGAGTATAAACTATGATACACTTTAAATCTATAAAATGGAAAAACTTTTTAAGTACTGGTAATAACTTTACAAACATCATACTAGATAGACAAAAATCTACATTGATTGTTGGTGACAATGGTAGTGGTAAATCTACTATCCTTGATGCGTTATGTTTTGCATTATTTGGTAAACCATTTAGAGTTATTTCTAAATCACAATTAGTTAACACAATTAATAATTCAGATTGCATTGTTGAAATAGAATTTAGAATTGGTACTAAAGAGTGGCGTATTCTTAGAGGTATCAAACCTAATAAGTTTGAAATCTATTGTGATGGTATCATGATAAATCAAGAAGCAAACTCTAGAGACTATCAAAAGTTTTTAGAACAACAAGTATTAAAATTAAATTATCGTTCATTTACTCAAGTTGTTATTCTTGGTAATGCATCATTCGTACCATTCATGCAGTTAAAGTCTGTACATAGAAGAGAAGTTGTTGAAGAGATTTTAGATATTAAAATATTCTCTTTAATGAATATGTTGTTAAAACTTAAATTAAAAGACTTAACAGATGAAGCAAAAGATTTAGATTATCAGTTTAATATTGCAGTTGAAAAAATTGCATTACAAGAAAACTATATTAAAGATATTAAGGAAGATAAAAATTCTTTAATTGAAGATAAGAATGAAACACTTCATTTAAACAATATTGCTATTAAAGAAAGAACAGATGATAGTACGACACTTGAAGAAGAAATAATACAATTAAAAACACAAATACAAGATAAAAATAGAATTGATAACAAACTTAAAAAACTTAGGGATGTTAGAGCAACATTAACAGAAAAACATAAACAACTTACAAGAGAATTAAAATTCTTTATGGAAAAGGATAACTGTCCTACATGCCATCAAGATATAGATTCACAACACAAAGAACATATGGTTGTTGAAAGAAATAATAAAGTAAATGAAATATCTGATGGTGCAGTTAAATTAAAGTCTGAACTTGAAAAGATAAAAAATCAAGCAAGTGAAGTTGATAAAGCATTAACGGATATTCAATCTAAAGAAGCAAAAAGAGCTGGATTGTTATCATCTATATTAGAACTAGAAAAATATAATAATAAACTAAACAAAGATATTGAAAAGTTTAAAGAGGGTAAAGTTTCTCAAAAAGATGAAGATAAACTTCAACAAATGAAAGATCAATGTAAAGGAGTTGAAGCAAAAAGATCAGAGACAAAAGAAGAAATGGTTTATGTTAATACTGCTAGAGAAATGTTAAATGATACAGGTATCAAAACTAAAATTATTAAACAGTATCTACCAATTATGAATCAACTGATTAATAAGTATTTAATGTCAATGGACTTCTATGTAAACTTTCAATTAGATGAAAACTTTAATGAAACAATTAAGTCTAGATTTAGAGACACGTTTAATTATGCATCTTTTAGTGAAGGTGAAAAAATGAGAATTGACTTAGCATTATTATTTACATGGAGAGCAATTGCTAAAATGAAAAATAGTACTAATACAAATATTTTAATTCTAGATGAAATTTTTGATAGTAGTTTAGATATGACAGGAACAGATGAGTTTTTAAGAATTTTAGATACGTTAGAAGGTGAGAATACTTTTGTTATATCACACAAAGGCGATCAACTAGCAGACAAATTTAGAAACAGTATTAGATTTGAAAAGACACAAAACTTTAGTAGGATAATGTAATGACATTATATAAATTAAAACTTTATCTTAGATTGTATTGGTCAACATTTTTATCTTACTTTAAAAAGAAAGAAGAGAAAGATATTTACATTTATGAAAACGAAAAAGATGAATAAGATTATTGTTGGTGGATGTTCTTGGACAGAAAAAGACTATCCTAAATCTGCTAGACCAAAACCATTAGATTTTAAAATGTGGGGAGAGCTTATAGGCGAGAAACTTAATTGTGAAGTTATTAATGTTGCCAAAGGTGGATATGGTAATAAAGCAATATATCATCAAACATTAAAAGCAATAATGAATAATAAGGTAGATCATGTATTTGTTATGTGGTCTGAATGGACAAGGCAAGATTTTTTACTTGATACTTCAAACGATTATGTAAGCACACCTACTTGGAATAATGATAAAAAAGCAACAGTATCAAATGAAGTAATTGAAAAATGGTATGATGATAGTTTTAATAAAAATTTTCCTATAAAAAATGATAAAGAATTTGTAACAACAATTCCTAGTATGAAACAACTTATAGACACAAATATAAATTACATATATTCTTTAGAAGTCATATGTGAAAAATTAAATATTAAATATACTACTTGTCAAGCAATAGATACTCGTATCTTACCAAGTCTTATAATTAAACATCCACATTTAGAACACATAAAAAATTTTCATGGATGGCCACCAACTAAAGATTTAGGTGGAGTTACTATGGTAGATTTACTCAAAGAGGAATATGGTAGAGATTTTAGAATTAGTGATGTGGACGCTCACCCAAATGAAATGGGACAAAAATTTATAGCAAATAAAATTATGGAGTATGCAAATGAAAAAATTAAGACTAATTAAGTTATATTTTTATTTTTACTTTAATAGAATTAAAGATATTTTTTGTAAACCAAAAAAAGAAAAGTCTGAAAGTTTTATCTATGAAGACGAAGATTAATGTAGGTATCTCTGAGGGATTTCATGATGCGGCTCTAACTATTTTAGACGGACAAGATATTAAATATGCATCGCATAGTGAAAGATACTCTAGAGTAAAAAATGATAAGTGGATTCATAAAGATCAATTAGTTGATGGTGATAGCATTTCTTTCTATGAGAAACCATTTCTAAAAAATACTAGAAGATTATTTGCAGGTCAAAAGTGGACAACCCCAAAAAGAAAATATGATAATTACTTTGGGCATCATGAAACACATGCGGCCGCAGGTTATTATACTTCACCATTTGATGAATGTAATGTAATTGTTATTGATGCAATTGGCGAGTGGGATACTGTATCTATTTGGAAGTGTAAAAACAATCAAATGAAAAAGATTAAATCATGGAAGTATCCATATTCACTTGGTCTATTATATTCTGCGATTACACAAAGATTAGGATATAAACCAAATGAAGAAGAATATATTGTTATGGGAATGGCTGCATTTGGCGAACCCATATATGATTTAGAATATTTGTTATACGAAAACAATCATAAAGGTGTAGGAAGATTACTTCCAACAGCACACCCTAGAGATTTAGCAGCTAGTGTACAAAACTTATATGAAGTAAAACTATTAGAACTTTTAAAATATTGTGAATACACCAATCTTGTTCTTATGGGTGGATGTGCTTTAAACTGCGTTGCAAATAGTAGAATACCAGATAGATTTAATATTTGGATTATGCCATCACCAGGTGATGCAGGTTCTAGTCTTGGTGCAGCTGCATTAGTAGAAAAGAAAAAATTAAATTGGCAAGACCCATATCTAGGTTATGATATTAATCAATCTGTTAATCCTAAAGAAGTTGTTTATCATTTATTAAAATTTAGTTATTGTGGTATTGCAAATGGTAAAGCAGAGTTTGGCCCAAGATCATTGGGTAATAGATCGCTCATAGCAGACCCTAGAGAGGACATAAAGGATACAGTGAATAGTATTAAACATAGACAAAAGTTTAGACCTTTTGCGCCTGCTATTCTAGAAGAATATTTTGATGATTACTTTGTTGGTAGAAAAAATAGATACATGCAGTTTGTATGTAAAGCAAAACATGATCTAAAATCTGTTACACATGTTGACGGAACTGCGAGAGTACAAGTAGTAGAAAAAAATTGTAAATCAGTTATTAGACCTATCTTAGAAGAATGGTATGACAAAACAGGATGCCCTATGTTATTAAATACTAGTTTAAATATAAAAGGACAACCAATCGTTAATACATGGGAAGACGCATTAGAATTTGAAAGCAGGTATAATGTCAAAGTATTCTAATATTAATAGTTGGACACATTTCGACTCATTGAAACAAGTGGTGTTAGGTAATGTATATGAACCTAAGTTTTTTGATGATCTACCAGATGATAGTATAAGACAAAGTATTCAAAAAGTATTGCGTGAAACTATCGAAGATTTAAATCTCATTAAACATACGTTAGAAGATTTTGGTATTGAAGTAATACAGATAGATTCTAACTTTACTCAAGACGGACATAGATTACCATATAAAACTTTTAGTGAATGGAAAGAAGATAATCCAACAGGTTCTTTACCAAAACCTATGATTAATCCTAGAGATAATTATGTAACACTTGGTAATGAAATTGTTTGTACGATAGGACACTCATCAACAAAAGATCATCCTTTGTATATGTTTGATAATGTCAATATAGAATTATGTAAACAATTTAATCCTAACAAACTAGGTCCATTTATACCTACACTTGAAGGTCAGTTTGATATTGGTGTTCCTAAAACTTGGAATCCGTCTTGGGATGACCCAAAGTATTTTAAAGTAAATAGTAAAAATAATCCAAAAGATTTTAGTAAGTATGTATGGCAAACTTGGCAACAGGCAGCTTCAACAATAACAAGACTTGGAAATATGCTTATCGTTGATGAAGTTGATAGAATGGGTTTCTATGATTGGTATAAAGAAATTAGACCTAACAATAAATTTACAAAAAATACAATTGCGATTGGTGGACACAATGATGGTAGTATGTGTTTGGTTAGACCTGGTTTAATTATAGGGTCGCCATGGATGAAACAAGATTTCTTTAATGATACTTTTCCTAATTGGGACTGTTTGATTATTGAAGACCCTAAAGACTCTGTTAAACTATCAACTTCAATTAAAAGAGATTCTAGTGGGGTGTATGGTAGAAAACAACAAAAAATTGATAGGATGAAATGGATTATAAAAGATAAAATGCAAGATCATAAATTTGTTACATTTGTAGATCAATGGTTATATGATTGGGTTGGAATGCAAGATGAAACATTTTTTGAAGTTAACATGTTAAGTTTAGATGAAAGAAATATATTCTCACTAAACTATCAAAAAGAAATACATGATAAATTAAATTCAATCGGTGTTAGACCAATATATATGCCATTTAGACACAAAAGGTTTTGGGATAGTGGTTTACATTGTTTAACGTTAGATACATATAGAGAAGGCACATGTCGAGAAATAAAATTATAGTTGGTGGTTGTTCATTTACGGATTACGCAATGCCGTCAAAAGCAAAACCTAATCCTATGGACTTTAAAATGTGGCCTGCATATCTTGAAGGTTATAATGTAATCAATACTGCAAAATGTGGTAGTGGTAATAGAAAAATATTATCCTCTGTTATAGAAGAAGTTTTAAAACATGAACCTAAAGATATTAAGTGTGTGATAGTTGCATGGTCTGAATGGACTAGACAAGATATTTTGGCAGACAATCAATATCATACTTCATCGCCATTTCGTACAATAATTCCTAAAATAGATGATGAAAGAGATAAACTTGTTAAAGAAACACCTCACAATGAAACCTTTGTTGATAACTTTTACAAATCTATTCAAGCAAGATTTCCTAAAGATAAAGATATTATGAATGATAATTTACAGATGATGTATCAGTTTCAATGTTTCTGTAATGAACTTCATATAAACTTTTTGCAAATGCAGATGTTACCGACATATAATAAATTTAGAAAAGAGTCTAATACAACGGCAAACTATGATACAAAAGAAACTTTAGACCCAGATCAATATCCAACTGATCTTGAAATGAAAAAACGAAAGATAAGAGAACACGATTTTATCAAAAATCCTATTACACTATTATTAGATGATGATAAATTTATAGGATTTCCTATATTTCAAGGACTAGGTGGATATACTATAATAGATTTACTTAGGAAAAAGTATGGCGAATCGTACAGAATCAACGGAATCGATGCCCATCCAAATGAGGAATCACAACGATTTATCGCTGAGGTTGTACTAAAAACCCTTGATTTATAAGGGCTTTTTTAGGCCTTGACAATTACATACTAACCTGTCATTATAAGAATAGATGATAAAGAAAGAGGTTAGTGTGAATACAAATTCAGATCATAAATCAACAATTGCAAAATTACTTGCTACAGAAAATATTCATGTAGTACATAGAAAGACTCAGACCGCATCTTTTAACGTTGCGACTCGTGAGTTAATTCTTCCTATTTTAAAAGACACAATATCTAACGACCTTTATGACATGTTTGTTTGTCATGAAGTTGCACATGCTCTTTGGACTCCTTTAGATATGTTAGATAAAGTAAAAGATCGGGGTATTGATAAATCTGTTGTCAATGTTATTGAAGACGCCAGAATTGAAGCAATGATACAGAAAAAATACCCTGGTTCTGTAACTAACTTTCAAAAAGGTTATCAAGAGTTATTACAAAAAGATTTCTTTGGAATTAAGAATAAAGATATATCAGAATTAAATGTAATTGATAAAATCAATATATTTTTCAAAACTGGTATCGATGTTAAATTTACAGATGAAGAAAAAAAATTATCTGATAAAGTTGGACAATGTAAAACACCAGATGATGTTTTAAAACTTGCAGTTGAGATTGCTGGATACCACAAACAAAAACAAGAAGAAAAAAAAGAAGAAGGTAATCCTGTTACTATTTCTATTGGTAAACAAGATGACAATGGTCAAGATGAAGGTTATGAGTCTTCACAATCTGAATCAGATGTTCAAGATGATACTGATAGTGATGAACCTGCACCTGCCGATACCGAAGAGACTACAAACGATCAAGATGATCAAGATCAATCTAAAGGTGACGATAAAAAAGAAGAAGATAAAAAAGAACAAGATACATCTAGTACTAATACGGAACACTTGGCATCAGGTGGAAAAGGTGAAGATCAAAATCTTAAAACTGCTACAGATGTTTCTGATCTTAAATCTGAAACTGATCTTGCGTCAAAAATTGCAAGTCTAGAATTAAATGATGAACTTGCCAAAGAAAATGTTTATGTTAACTTACCATCTAAACTTTTAATGGACAAGTTGATTATAGATCACAAAACTATTTACAACGATTTAACTTCTACTTTTTGGAATCAAAAAACTGATAGTTACGAAGACAAGTATAAAGAATATATGGATAAACAAATTATTCAATTATATAATGATAACAAAAAAGTTATTCAGTATATGGTTAAAGAGTTTGAAATGAAGAAATCTGCTGATCAATACAAGAGAGCAACAGTTTCTAAAACTGGTACTCTTGATATGAGTAAGATTCATACTTACAAATTTAGTGATGACCTGTTTGCAAAAATGACAACCATTCCTGGTGCAACAAATCATGGTATGATTATGTTATTGGATTGGTCTGGGTCAATGGCCTACAACATGGCAGATACATTAAAACAATTATTTAACTTGATTTGGTTTTGTCAAAGAACTAAAATTCCATATCAAGTACTTGCGTTTTCAGATGTGTTTGATGGTGGTTGGAGATATAGTGAAACCAAAGATACTATTGTACAAAAGTTTGTACACAATGAATACAATATTTCATCTTTAAAATTACTTGAGTTTTTTACTTACGAACAAACTAAAAAACAAACAATGGATATGATGAAATATTTACTTTGTTATTCTGACTATTGGAATCATAGACATATTCACAGAATGTATGATATGAGTCCATTATGTATTAATCACAAATATAATCTTGGGGGTACACCTCTTGATCATGCGTTAATGACAATACCACAAATTGAAAGTATATTTTCTGAGAAGTACAAAGTACAAAAAACAAGTCTTGTACTTTTAACTGACGGTGATAGTCATAGTTGTTCAGATAGATTTGAATTACAATCTGATGGTACTTGGAATGCAAAAGGTGATGCTTATGTTAGAGACGGGTCTCTATCAATTACTGATAAAAAATCTAACAAGACTATTAAAATAAAAGAAGGTTATAGAAATGATCAAACTGTTGCATTGTTACAGTTGATTAAAAAGATTAAACCTAACTTATCTATTACAGGATTTTTCATTGCAGGTTCTGGTAGAGCAGGTAGAGTTAATCTAAGAACTATCGAACACAAATTTAAACTTAACTCTTATAGACATGAAGATAAACAACAAATTATCAAGATTCAAAAAGAGTTGAGAACTAACAGAGTTGCAATTTGTAAAACTCAAGGTTATGATGAGTATTACATCTTACCAACCGCACCTAAAAATTCAACCGAATCGGAAGAATTAAATATTAAAGAAGGTGCAAAAACATCGTCTATTAAATCTGCTTTTACCAAATCACTAAAAGCAAAAACTGTTAATAGACAATTATTGAACAAATTCATAGGATTAGTTGCCTAGAAATGTTGTGTATCAATGCTTATTTAACCATTGACAATATGACTAATTCCATGTTAATATAAAGAATAACTAATGAGAGGTATATTATGACAAATAGTGAAAAGACAAAGTTTATTGATGCGATCTCAAAAAAGTATGGACAAGGTGCCGTACTTTCTAGATCAGACATTAATACTTTTGCCACTAAGAACGGATATGCGAATCCGTCTTGGTTGAAGAAACCTGAATACAAGATTGGACATGGACAGTACAAACTGCCTGTCGAAGGTGTTGCCACTGTTGGTAAACTTGTTTCAGAAAAAACAGTAGAGGTACCTAAGTCTGTACCACAGGATGCGGCAGTTGTAAATCTGTTTGCGACTCACATGGAAACTGAAAATCTTGTTCCTAGTAAATTTCAAGGGTTCGTACCTTGGGGTCATTACAAAACTATGAAACAAGTTGTTTCAAGTGGAATGTTTTATCCTGTATTCATTACTGGTTTATCTGGTAATGGTAAGACTCTTATGGTCGAGCAAATTCATGCCGAACAGAAAAAAGAGTTAATCAGAGTTAACATTACAATCGAAACCGATGAAGATGATTTACTTGGTGGTTTCAGACTTGTAAATGGTGAAACTAAGTTTGTTCCTGGCCCTGTGATTGAGGCAATGGACAAAGGTTGTACTCTTCTATTAGATGAATGCGATCTAGGTTCTAACAAACTTATGTGTTTGCAACCTGTCTTAGAAGGTAAAGGTGTTTACTTGAAAAAAGTAAACAAGTGGATTACACCTAAAGAAGGTTTCAATGTGATTGCCACTGCCAATACTAAAGGTAAAGGTTCAGAGGATGGTAGATTTATTGGAACTAATATTCTTAACGAAGCATTTCTAGAAAGATTTGCGGTTACTATCGAACAACCATACCCTGCAAAATCAGTAGAACAAAAAATTGTTCTTGGTTCAATGACTAAGTATGATAAAGTTGATAAGAAGTTTGCAGAAAACTTATGTACTTGGGCTGAAGTAATCAGAAAAACTTTTTATGAAGGTGGAATTGATGAGATCATATCTACAAGAAGACTTGATCACATTGCGAAAGCATATTCAATCTTTAATGATAAGTTAAAAGCAGTTGAGTTGTGTGTAAACAGATTCGATGATGATACTAAAGAGTCATTCATCAATCTATATACCAAGATCGATGCTGGAGTTAAAGTCGAAGACTTGAACACCGATGATCAAACTGAAATCCAACATGACGAGGAGTCAGTTGAATCAACTACTCAATAATAAAATTTGTCTAGGGGTTGACAAAGTTAAGGTCAATCCCTATATAAATAACTATGACAGGTTCATGAGAACCGTGGGTGTTCGACCCGTGTCTATTGATCTAAGACCTGTCAATGATATGCTCATAAGAGGTATCAAAAATATAAACTTTGCTTACAAAAGGAGGTTATTCATATGACTAGATTAAGCATTTTTCAACAACTACAACCATTCTCTATTGGGTTCGATGACGTATTCGATCATTTTGAATCTATGGTAGACTCTAACATGAGGGTTGTATCACAAACAAATTATCCACCATACAATATCGTAAAAGTAGAAAAGAACAAATACGATGTTGAAGTTGCTCTTGCTGGGTTCAGTAAAGAGGATGTGAAGGTGGAAGTGGAAGACGGTAAGTTAATTATCGAGTCAGTTAAATCTGATAAAGAAGAAGATAAGGACGGCGTTATCCATAAAGGTATTTCAAAAAGACAATTCAAAAAAGTTTGGACACTTGCAGACGATGTGGAAGTAAGTGGTGCTGAACTTAAAGATGGTATGTTAAAGGTATCAATGGAAAAAATTATACCAGAACATAAGAAACCAAAGTCTATTGAAATCAAATAATATATCTCATTGGGGGGGTGACAACGACCCCCCTTTTAGTGTATAAATATATAAAAGGATTTAATTATGAAAGCATTTGATCAAATTGACGGACAACCCGTACCAGATAAAACATTTAACGAACAAGCAAAAAAGATTGATGACGATTTAGTTTCTCAAAAAAACAATCTTGAAAAAGAACAAGAAGAAACTAACAAAGGTTTGAAAATTGAAATGCGAAATCAAACCATGTGTCCTATTTTGCGTGTTGAGTTTCCTAGTGAGATTACCGAAGAGATAAAAGATACGACAGGTGACTCCGAAGCATTAGACGCAATCATCACTAAAATTTCTAAAACTTATTTGAAAAAGGCATATAATCTAGAAAAGAAATTGACCATTGGGGAAAAAGGTCAGATTAAGATTATCATGTTCTTAGATGATACAGGTCAAGCAGATTTGACTTGGGGTTCATCTACTAACTTTGGTTATGGACATGACCTTTATCCAAACATATATGATAGTATCACAGCAGAAAAAGGTGTGATGTTAGTCATGCCAGATTATGTATCAACTGGTCTGGTTACATTAAGAAACTATAAATTATGGAGGGTCTCATTTTAGACTACATGAAATACAGTGAAAATAAAATTATCGAAGAAATAAAAAATTATATAGAGTCAACTTATAATCAACATTATAGTGTTGATAAAAACGGATTTCAAGTACAAGATATGTTAAGACATCTTGGAATTGATAAAGATTTTTGCCAGGCCAATGCAATTAAATATCTTGCAAGGTATGGTAAGAAAAGTGGCAAAAACAGAAAAGACTTGCTAAAAGCAATTCATTATATTATACTGTTAATGTCAAGTGAAAATAATACTATGGAGAAAGTGAAAAATGAAACTAACTGAAAACACAGTGAACGTACTGAAAAACTTTTCAACGATCAATCCTAATCTATTGGTCAAAGAAGGTAGTACGATTACTACAATGTCAGCAATGAAAAACATTCTGGCAAAGGCAGATGTTGATGAACAATTTGATCAACAATTTGCAATTTATGATTTAAATGAATTTTTGTCTAGTACAAGTTTATTTAAAACACCTGTTATTGATTTTGAAGATCAATATCTAACAATCAAAGAAGAGACTAGTAAAGGTACTAAACTAAAATACTTTTACTCTGACCCATCGGTAGTAACTAGTCCTAGTAAAATGATCACAATGCCAAGTGTAGATGTGACTTTTGAAATTACTAGCGAAACTCTTAATCAACTTAAAAAGGCTGCGTCTGTAATTCAAGCACCAGACCTTGTATTGAAAAAAGAGAATGGTCAAACTACTATGACAGTATCCGATAAGAAAAATGATACTGCTAATAATTACTCTATCGAAGTAAATACTACTTCAGATAATTCTAAATCTTTTGAGTTTTATTACAAAGTAGAAAATCTAAAACTAATAACAGGTACTTATGATGTATCAGTTTCTTCTAAAAACATTAGTCATTTCAAATCAAAGACTAATAACTTGGAGTATTGGATTGCATTAGAGCCTGAATCAAAGTATGAGGCTTAATAATGGAAACATTTCTTTGGGTCGAAAAATATCGACCAACTAAGGTTGAAGATTGTATTCTTCCGTCTAAATTAAAACAGACCTTTCAAGAGTTTGTTGATGCAGGTCATATTCCTAATCTAATTTTATCTGGTAGTGCTGGAACTGGTAAGACTACTATTGCAAAGGCAATGGTTGAACAGATCGGTAGTACATGGATGATAGTTAATGGTTCAGAGGAATCTGGTATTGATGTATTAAGAACTAAGATTAAAAACTTTGCATCTACTGTATCACTTGAAGGTGGTCGTAAATATATAATTCTAGATGAGGCAGATTATCTAAATCCTCAATCAACACAACCTGCATTGCGTGGTTTCATGGAAGAGTTTCATAAGAACTGTGGATTTATTCTTACATGTAATTACAAAAACAGATTGATAGAACCTTTACAATCAAGATGTTCAAACATTGATTTTCAAATTAAAAATGGCGAAAGAGTTAAACTTGCTCAATTGTTTTTTGAAAGAACTAAAGATATTCTTACAAAAGAAGATATTAAGTTTGAACCTAAAGCAATTGCAGAATTAATTAATTCTTATTTTCCCGATTGGCGAAGAGTACTAAATGAATTACAAAGGTATTCAGCATCTGGTCAAATTGATGCTGGTGTTCTTTTAAATATTGGAAATGAAAACTTAAAAGAATTAGTTTCTTTTTTGAAGGCAAAAGAATTTACAAATGTTAGAAAGTGGATTGTAAACAATCTAGACAATGACCCTGCGAGAGTCTATAGAACTATTTACGATAGTCTATACGATCATGTAGACCCTAGCACAATCCCTCATGCAGTTGTAATACTTTCAGATTATCAATACAAGTCAGCATTCGTAGCAGATCAAGAAATTAATATGCTTGCATGTATGACAGAAATAATGAGTCAGGTGAAATTCAAATGATTATATGTAAAGACAACTTTTTAGAAGAACATATTTCTCAATTGATTGATGAATATGTACATAATGGTACATTCTCGTGGCATTGGCATTACAAGGCAAACAAAGAAGAACCAGATAGACATTGGCATACATTGGCAGGTCATGACATAGAAGAAATGACAAAGAATGGTTTTGATTATCTAATTCCATTATGGGAAAGTATTCAAAACTTACCAGATGTTCCTAAGACAAAAATTGTAAGATGTTATTTTAATGCACATACACCAGGTGTTGAACCATCTATTCATCAAGACGATGGCGAAATGACTTATATCTATTATCCTAATCTTAATTGGCATTTAAGTTATGGGGGTGGTACTACTGTTTATGATAAAGATTTATCTCAAGGTACTCTGTTAAACTACAAAGGCAATAGACTAATAGGATTTACTGCTAGTAATTGGCATCAAGCAATGCCAGTAACTAAGAAGTGTTTTTTGTTAAGAACTTGCATAGTATTTAAAACAGAAAGAATTCAGTAATGTACGAATTAAAAGATTATCTCAACTCTATAAACTTTCGTAAGAATAATCTCATGGATGGCGATGACCCTATGTGGGAAAAGAAATATCCTACATATATCGTTAATAAGTGCATAGCACCATTCAGCGACACTGTATCATTGATTAATGAAATGAATCGATTACACCATACAGATGCTAAAATGCAATATGATTTTTTACTAAATAGTGTTAGAAGTAGAAAAAGATTTGCACCGTGGATGAAAGCGAGCAAGTCAAAAAATTTAGAGTATGTAAAAGAGTATTATGGTTATAGTAATGAGAAAGCAAAATCGGCTCTTGGCATACTTAATAATGAACAGATTATAGAGATTAAAAAGATATTGAATAAAGGTGGTAAGCATGGAAAACATTAATTGGTCAAAAGAGCAAATGCTCGAAGTGATCTTAAAAGAGCCAGATGACTTTCTAAAAGTTAGAGAGACTCTTTCTCGTATTGGTGTTGCTTCAAGGAAAGAAAAAGTATTATATCAGTCTTGTCATATCCTACACAAACAAGGTAAGTATTACATTGTTCACTTTAAAGAACTATTTGCTTTGGATGGTAAGGATACCAATCTAACAGAAAACGATATTGGTCGTAGAAACAGAATTGCTAATCTATTAAAAGATTGGGGTTTGGTTTCTATTCCTAAAGAAGATGATGACAACATGTCACCATTAAGTCAGATTAAGATTATTTCGTTTAAAGATAAAAAGGATTGGGAACTAAAGACAAAATATAATATTGGTAAAAATCCTAAAGAAGTGAAGTAAACATTAATACATTGAAGGTTATATTATGAGGTTTTATACAAACATTGTGCCATGGGGTAATTCGTTACTCTTGCGTGAGGTGGTTGATGGTAATCGGGTTGCGAGAAAAATTAAATATTCGCCAACTCTGTATTGTCCTGTCATGCGTGAAACTAAATTTAAAACCTTAAGTGGTAAGTATGTAACACCAATCAAACATCAAACTATTAAAGAAGCAAAAGAGTGGGTTGAAAATTATAAAGATCAACCTCATCTTGTTCATGGTAATACACAATTTCAGTATTCTTTTTTAAATGAAGAATACGGAAATGATTTTGATAAAGATAAAATTCTAATTACAACAATTGATATTGAGGTTGCTTGTGAAAATGGATTTCCTAACCCAGATGTGGCAGAGGAAGAACTATTATCTATCACATTAAAAAATCAACAAAACAAAGAGATCGTTGTATTTGGTATAAGAGAATATACAACTGATCGTAAAGATGTAACTTATTTCAAATGTGAAAATGAAAAAGATATGCTTTATGATTTTATTAATTTCTGGCGATCTAATTACCCCGATATTATAACAGGTTGGAATACAGAGTTTTTTGATATTCCTTATCTGGTCAATAGAATTAAAAATATTCTTGGCGAAGATGATGCTAAAAGATTATCACCATGGGGAGCTGTTCATTCAAAAGAAGTTTATCAGATGGGTAGAACCCAAATGGTTTATGACATTCAAGGTATTGCGGCTTTAGATTATTTTGATTTATATCGAAAGTTTACATATACTAATCAAGAAAGTTATAGACTAGATCATATCGCATATGTCGAGTTGGGTGTTAAGAAAGATGAAAACCCACATGAAACTTTTAGAGATTGGTATACAAAAGACTATCAATCATTTATTGATTACAATATTAAAGATGTGGAACTTGTTGATGCATTAGAAGATAAAATGAAACTAATTGAACTATGTTTAACTATGGCATATGAGGCAAAAGTAAATTATACAGATGTTCTTGGTTCGGTTAGATATTGGGATGTTCTAATTCATAATTATCTTATGGATAAAGGTATTGTTATTCCACAAAAGAAAGTTACTAGTAAGAGTAGTAAGTATGCTGGAGCATATGTTAAAGAACCACAAGTTGGTATGCACAAATGGGTATTGTCTTTTGACTTAAACTCTTTGTATCCACACTTGATTATGCAGTATAATATTTCACCAGAAACAATGAAGTCTGAACAAACTGTACCAGGCATGTCAGTTGATAAACTTCTTAACAAAGAGGTTGATACATCGGTTCTTGATAATGTGACAATGACACCTAATGGTGCTTTGTTTAATACAAACAAACAAGGTTTCCTACCAGAGATCATGGCAAAGATGTATGAAGATCGGGTTAAGTACAAACAGTATATGTTAGAGGCAAAACAAAATTATGTAAATACAAAAGATGCTAAATATGTTAAACAAATATCTAAGTTTAATAATATTCAAATGGCAAAAAAGATTTCACTAAACTCTGCCTATGGTGCGATTGGAAACAATTGGTTTAGATACTATTCTAATACAATGGCAGAAGCGATTACCACTTCAGGTCAATTATCTATTCGTTGGATTGAAAACAAGATTAATGAATACATGAATGATTTACTTAAAACTAAAGATAAGGATTATGTATTGGCATCTGATACAGATTCAGTTTATATTACATTTGATAAACTAATTGAAATGCTCAATCCTAAAAATCCTATTGACTTTCTTAATACTATTGCAAAAGAAAAGATTGAACCTTTTATTGATAAGTCGTATAAAGAACTTGCAGATTATTTAAATGCGTATGATCAAAAGATGCAAATGAAACGTGAAGTTATTGCAGACAAAGGTATATGGACTGCGAAGAAAAGATATATTCTTAATGCTTGGGATGTTGAAGGTGTTCGATATAAAGAACCAGAACTCAAGATCATGGGAATAGAAGCAGTTAAGTCATCTACACCTGCGGCTTGTAGAGAAAAAATTAAAGAGGCATTGAAGATATTAATGTCTGGTAGTGAAACAGATATGAATAAATTTATTCAAGACTTTAGAAAAGAGTTTATGACATTACCACCTGAACTAGTTGCATATCCTAGAAGTGTAAATGGTTTAAAAAAGTGGAGAGATCATTCTTCTCTATTTAAAAAAGGTGCTCCTATTCATGTTAAAGGTGCAATCTTATATAATCATTTAGTTGAAAAAGAAAATCTAAATGGTAGGTATCCATTTATTCAAGAAGGTGATAAGATTAAATTCTTGTACATGAAACTTCCTAATTTATATCAATCATCATCTATTGCGTTTATTACAAAACTTCCAAAAGAACTAGACTTTAAAGTTGACTATGAATTACAATTTGAAAAATCTTTTGTAGAACCATTAAACTATATTATTGAAAAGATGAATTGGAGTGTTGATAGATCATATGGTACGCAAGGAACACTAGAGGACTTTTTCGCATGATAGATAGATTGCTTAGAAATATAGTTGGTAATGAAACTGGCGGTCATGATGTTGCAATTTTGATGAGTGGTGGAACAGACAGTTGTACTTTATTATTTACAGCATTAAGACTAGGAAAGAAAGTACATTGTTACACTTTCAGACCAGAGAATGAAGATACTTATGATTCAATTAAAGCAAAAGAGATATGCGATATATTCAATGTTCCATTAACAACAATTGATTTACCAGAAAAAAACATAGTAAAAGATTTTAAATTACTTGCATCAAAATATGATTGCAGAAAGAAAACACAATACGAATGTACATTTCCGTTGATCTATACTTTTCCTAAAATTAAAGAGAAGTATATATTATCAGGTTTAGCTGCAGACGGATACTATGGTGTGAGTAAAAAAGCAATGATACACTTTAGACATACACTAGAAAAGATGCAACAATTTAGACACAATTACTTTAAAGAAAATCCAAACCCAGCAGGTTATCTACAATTAAAACAATTTTGTCAAGAGTTTGACAAAGTATTGTGTGTCCCATATCTAGATGATTCGGTCTACAATTATTTCTATACTAAAACATGGGAAGATATAAACAAACCATATCAAAAATATTTAATACAAAGTAAATTTGAAGAGTTTAAAAAGATCAAAATTAAAGGACATATCAACTATCAATTGTGTGCTAAAGTTGATAAATTATTTGAAAAACTTCTTGATAATAAGACTATAAATCTCTATAATCGTAAAAGAGTAATGGATATTTGTAGAGATTGGTATAACATAAATCAATCACAAGCAAACTTGGAGAACTTTTTATAATGAAATATAAACCATATTTATTGAAAGATGTTTACGCTGGAGAGGCGTTAAATAAATTTAGAGTAATATCTACCTTTGCAGGTGGAGGTGGTTCATCAACAGGTTACAGACTTGCAGGTGGAAAGATACTTGCAATCAATGAGTTTGTTGAAGAAGCAAGAAATACTTACAGAGATAATTATCCTAACACACCAATACTTGATGGTGACATTAAAGAACTTACAGGTAAAGATTTTTTAGATATTACAAAATTAAAAGAAGGTGAACTAGAATTATTAGATGGTAGTCCACCTTGTTCAGCATTTAGTATGTGTGGTACTCTTGCAAGAGAGGGAACTGTACATAGTGATGGGTTTGGAAAAACTAAACAATATTCAGATGGCAAAACAGTAACTAACATTGAAGATTTATTCTTTGAGTTTTTAAGAGTTGCTGATGTTATCAGACCAAAAACTATTATTGCAGAGAATGTTGAAGGTCTAACAGTTGGAGAAGCAAAACAATACTTTAACAAAATACAAAATACATTTGAAGATATTGGGTATCAAGTAGTTGCAAAGGTACATGATTGTTCTCAATTTGGTGTTCCACAAAGGAGAAGAAGAGTTTTCTTTATGGCAGTTAGAAATGATATTATGGATGAAGTTGGTTTAAACTTTATGACTTTATCATCTTTATTTCCTACACCTAATAATACAATAACAACTCTTGAGGGTGCATTTGACGGATTAGAATATGACCAAGAAGAAGTGGCAATGTTAACTGAAAAATGGAAAGAGACAGCATACTATAAACAAACATGTGTATTGATGCCTCGTAATCCAGCAAAGGTTATTACAGGAACAGACTATCATCCTAAAGGTTGGCATTTTAATTTAAAGATTGCTTCACAGTTTCAACCAAGTCCTACTATTACGGCAATGGGTGCAACAGAAAAAACTGCTGGAGTTTGTCATTGGAATGATGATAGAAAATTTACTTTGGGTGAACTAAAAAGAGTTACATCATTACCAGATGATTTTAAACTAACAGGAAAGTGGGCACAAAAAAGTGAAAGATGTGGTCGTATGGTACCTAGTTTAATGATGGCTCATCTTGCAGACTCAATGTATAAAAAAGTATTAAAGAATTTATGAGTAAAACACTAAGAAAAATGATTGTGAAAATTAGAATGTTATGGGCAGACATTAGAGGACATCATGGTAAAGTTTGGGATTATGAACCAGGCGATTATTATATGGGAAATCATAAAGGACATAGAAAACATGAGGAGTTACATGAAAAGAACAAAAAGAAAAAACACTAATCATTACGATTTAGTTGAAGAATACAAATTAGACACTTGGGCATTTGTTGTATTCTTTGTTATTATGGGGGTAATATCATTATGGTAGACTTTACTTTTGCACACAGAGAAGAAGGTTTTGACGAACACATAGATAAAAGTATTCGTGGGTATCAACATTTGTTGAGTGACGTTGTATCTCTTTCTAGATATTTTATTGAACCAGATACAAATGTTTATGACATTGGTTGTTCAACAGGTAAAGTAACAGAAGCGTTAGTTAGAAAAAACGAAGATATTAATAATGTTACTTATTATGGTATTGAAATTGCTGATGGGTTTGTCGATGCAATGCAAACTACACAGTCTAGAATTACAAAAGAATTTCCAAATTCAAAATGTGTATTCATGCAAGAAGATGCTAGACAGAAAGATATTAGAAATGCATCATTGGTTACTTCTATCTTTACTTTACAATTCATGCCTCAAAAAGATAGATCAGCATTAATTCAAAAAATTTATGACGGATTAAATGAAGGTGGTGCATTTGTCTTTGCAGAAAAAACTATTTGTGAAAGTGCTAAGTTTCAAGATATGATTACATTTAATTATTACGATTACAAACGAAAGTTTTTTACAACGCAAGACATTATGGATAAAGAACAAACATTAAGAAACATGATGAAACCAAATACATGGCATCAAATTGAACAATACATGCATGATGCTGGTTTTAAGGATGTACAACCATTCTGGCGTAATCACATGTTCGTAGGGGCAATGGCAGTAAAATGAGTAATTTCGATAAAGTAAAAGATTTCATGAACGCATACGATCAAGAGGTATTAGATAAACCATCTTTACCTACATTTGAAGTTGCAAAGTTAAGAACAGAGTTAATTAAGGAAGAGTTTACTGAATTAATTGACGCAATAAATAAAATGGATGTTGTCGAGATCGCAGATGCATTGACAGATATACTGTATGTTACATATGGTGCTGGACATGCAATGGGTATTAACCTTGACAAATGTTTTGAAGAAGTGCATAATTCAAACATGTCTAAAATGGGTTCGGATGGAAAAGCAGTGAAAGGGCCTACTGGCAAAGTAATGAAAGGTCCAAACTATAAAGCACCAGATTTAAAAAAGGTGATAATGGAGAATAATAATGGCAAATGATTTTTTGAAAGATATAATCAAACAAACTGGCAATGAATATGCTGGGATTGTATCAGATGGTGTCGAGTCTGGTGATGTAGAAAATTTTATCGATACAGGTAGTTATATTATGAATGCTATCTTATCAGGTAGTATCAATGGTGGATTACCTGCAAACAAAATTACTGCATTGGCAGGTGAGTCTGCAACAGGTAAAACATTTTTCTTAATGGGAATGTGTAAAAACTTTTTAGATAAAAACCCAGACGGTGGTGTTATCTATTTCGAATCTGAAAGTGCAATCACTAAAAGTATGGTTGAAGACAGAGGTATTGCGTCTGATAGAATGGTTATTCTTCCTGTTGCAACTGTACAAGAATTTAGAACACAAGCAATTAAAGTATTAGATACATATCTAGAAAAACCAGAGGCAGATAGAAAACCTTTGTTTATGTGTTTAGATTCTTTAGGAATGTTATCTACTACAAAAGAAGTAGAAGATACTAGCGAAGGTAAAGAAACTAGAGATATGACAAGAGCCCAAGTATTAAAAGCTGCATTTAGAGTGTTGACTTTGAAACTTGGTAAAGCAAAAGTACCTATGGTAGTAACAAATCATACTTACGATGTAGTTGGTTCTTATATTCCAATGAAAGAAATGGGTGGTGGTTCTGGTCTTAAATATGCAGCTTCATCTATTGTATATCTTTCTAAGAAAAAAGAAAAAGATGGTACAGAGGTTGTAGGAAACATTGTTAAGATTAAAAATCAAAAATCTAGATTGACAAAAGAAAACTCTTTATGTGAAGTAAGACTTACATATGATCAAGGTCTTGATAGACACTATGGTCTTTTACAACTTGCAGAAAAATACGATATATTTAAAAAAGTATCTACTAAGTATGAAATGCCAGATGGTAAAAAAGTATTTGGTAAACAGATTAACGATAAACCAGAACTATATTTTACAGATGAAATCTTAGAGAAGTTAGAGATTGCAGCTGCAAAAGAATTTAAATATGGTCATGATGAAAAGGAAATAGATTAATGTATCAAGATAATTTAATTCGAACATTCCCAAATGCATTTTCAGATGAATTTTGTGATAATTTAATTAAGAAGTTTGAAGATGCAGCCACTAAAGATAAACAAAGATTTTCAGACACAGGTGTTAACTTTACTCAACTAAACTTTAGAGAGTCAAATTGGGAAAAAGAACAAACTGATATGGTTCATATCTTTGTAGAACATGCTAAGAAATATGCTAAGTCAGTTGGTGTTACAAATGAATGGCCAATGAAATATGCGTTAGAAGATATTCGAATGAAGAAATATAATCCAAATGATCATGATGAATTTCAAGCACATGTTGATGTAGGTGACAATAGAAACTGCACAAGGTTTCTAGTATTTTTTGTTTATCTAGATGATAACGAAAAGGGTGGTACTACATTTCCAAAATTAAAACATTCTGTTGAATGTAAAAAAGGCACCATGTTAATGTTTCCGCCTATGTGGACACATGTACATGCTGGCGAAAAACCAATTATTAAACCAAAATACATGGTAGGGAGTTATTTACACTATGTCGGACAAGACCTATAGTTATATTGAAACTGCTAAACACCCAGACCAAACTTGCATAGGAATTAATAAAGGCAAGTTTTCTGGTGTGGTTTACAAATATGGTAAAGTCACACCCATTGAGAAAGATGGGTCATTGACAATGCAGTTTGAATATGATATTATAGAAAACAATGCTATTCCTAGAGAACAATTTGGGGAAGAGTTTTTTAAATTAATCGGCGATATACTTATGGAAATAATTGATGAAAAATATAGAACAGACGATACTAGCAAATCTAATTAGTAACGAACAATATGCAAGCTT